GGGCGCATGGACGCGGATTCCGCCCGGAAACTGACGCAGCGTATCTACACGCGACTGAACAACCGTCGACCCGATATTGAGAGGGCTGAGTCGTACTACGAAGGCGACCAGCCCCTCAATTTCGCTACCGATGAGTGGAAGAAGGCGAACGCGGCGCGGTACGCGGACTTCTCCGACAACTGGTGCGGCACGGTCGTGAATGCTGAGGCTGAGCGTCTGAAGCCGATCGGTATTGCGAACATGCCGAAGTCGACGGCGTCGAAGCTGTGGGACGCGTTGCAGATGAACGAGTTTGATGCTCAGTTCTCGCAGGGTGCTGTGACGGCGTTGACGGCGAAGCGGTGTTTCGTGATCGTGTGGGGTGACTCTTCGGGCGCCCCGATTGTGACGTTTGAGCATCCGTCGTCGGTGGAGATTGAGTACGACTGGGAGAATCCGCGTCTGCGGACGGCTGCGTTGAAGACGTGGGTGGACGAGGATGACGAGTTCGCGACGCTGTACACGGCTACTGAGGTGTGGAAGTGGATTCGTCCGCGGCATACGCCGGCGAATGAGCTTGAGTCGATGTCGGAGCAGCAGCGACAGGAGTACGCGGCTTCCGGCGGCTGGCAGGAGCGCGCTGGCGCGGGTGATGACTCGTGGCCGATCGCAAACCCGCTGGGTGTGGTGCCGGTGGTGGAGATTCAGAACCGGCCGACGCTTAAGGGTGACCCGCTGTCGGAGATCCAGGGTGTCATGCCCATGCAGGACGCAATCAACCTGCTGTGGGCATACCTGTTCCTCGCTGCGGATTACGCGTCGATGGACGCGCGCGTGATCCTCGGCGCCGAGCCGCCAAAAATGCCGATCCTCGACAAGGAGACGGGCGCGATCATCGGCACCCGCCCCGTTGACGTGAAGGACCTGAGGGAGAAGCGCCTTCTGACGATCACGGGCGACAACGCCCGCATCGACTCTTGGCAGGCCGCCCGCCTGGACATCTTCACGGACACGATCGAGATTGCGGTGGGGCACATTGCGGCGCAGACGCGCACGCCTCCTCACTACCTTGTGTCGAACAAGGGCATCTCGAACCTGTCGGGCGACGCGCTGAAGTCGGCTGAGACGGGCCTGAACAAGAAGGCCCGCGAGTTCATCACGTTCACCGACCCGCAACTGCGGGAGGTGCTGCGCCTGGTGGCGCTCGTGAAGGACGACAAGAAGGCCGCTGAGAGTGCACGCCTGGCGAAGATCGTCTGGGAGTCCCCGGAGATCCGCTCGGAGGCGCAGCTAGCCGACGCACTCGTCAAGAAGTCGCAGATGGGGTACCCGTTCGAGTACCTGCTCGAGCTTGACGGGGCTTCGCCGGCTGACATTCGCCGGATCATGAAGCTGCGACAGAAGGAACTCGACGAGGCGCTGGGCGCTGGGGTTCAGATGGCCGTTCAGGACGGGATGACCGATGACGTCGCTGACGAGCCTGGCGAGTGAGCGACAGAACCGACTCGTAGCAACATCAGAGGTCGCATCGCGGCGGGTTCTGCGGCTGTGGCGGCAGGCGAACGGTGACATGGACGCGCGGTGGTCCGCGATCGCTCCCGAGGTCGAACGGATCATCACGTCGGCCCAGGTGACCGCCTCGCGCGGCTCCTCAGCGTACGTGCGCGCGTCAGGAGAACTGCTCGGTGCGGACATGGAGCCCGCCAGGGTGGTTCCTGAAGCGTTCGGTGGGGCGACTCGTGAGGGCCGCGCTATCGCACCGGAACTGTACGCCGCGATTACGACCGCGAAGTCGCTCATTGGGCGGGGGGTCGGTGTGGGGCGGGCGTTCGAGACCGCCACCGCGTACATGTCGGTCATGGCGGCGACGCTTGTTCGCGACGCGGGCCGTTCCGCGGACTCCGCTCTGGCAACGGGGCGCGGGTCGTTGTTCTCGGTGCGGGTGATCCAGCCGGGGGCGTGCTCTCGGTGCGCGATCCTCGCTGGCGTGAAGGGGTATCGTACCGATTTCGACCGGCACCCTGGTTGCCGGTGCACGTCGATGCCGCTGTATGAGGATGAGACCCCTCCTGGGTTCTTCACTTCGCCGAGCGACTATTTCGAGTCGCTGTCGGAGGCGGAGCAGGACCGCGTGTTCACGAAGTCTGGTGCTGAGGCGATACGGCTGGGCGCCGACCCCGTGAAGGTGGTCAACTCTCGTCGTGGCGCGTTGACGTCGACGAAGCGTGCCGATGGTTCGTACAGTCTCGCGCAGCTTCGGCCGGTGCAGATCGGTACGAGCCGCGACGGGAAACCGTTGATGGTTTACGCGACCCCCGAGGGCACTACATCCAGGGGCATGTGGGGTCGGGGCCAGAACGACCTGGCGAAGCAGGGGTCCGACCGTTACCGGCGTTCCCAAACCCTCCGGTTGATGCCTGAGCAGATCATGTCGATGTCGACCACGCCTGAGCGTGCCCGTGAGCTGTTGCAGCGCTACGGGTATCTGTACTGAATCTTCCCGCGTGACGCGGGCTACGGAGAGGACGCGCAAATGTGGCGCTTGCCGTTTGCCGTGCTGGTGCTGTTCCTGATGATGGTCGGGGTTGGCGCGGTGGGGGCGTGGCTCACCCCAACCCCGTGGTTCGTGGGCATCCCCGCCCTTGCCGCGGCGATGGCGCTCGTGTTCGGGGTTGCGATCCCACTAGTCAATTGGGTCGTCGGAGCCTACGCGCGAGAGGCGGAAGCGCATAAGGCGTCGACGGTACGCCTGCGCGCATCTGTGGATGCCGCGCGGCGCAACAGCCACCCGTAAGTAAGTTTCCCGCGTGACGCGGTGAATCACCCCGCATGGGGTGCCAAGGGAGTCCTGGATGGGGCTCCTTTTTTTATCCCATTCCGAGGAGTGATTCCTATGTCAGACGTGGACCCGGTTGTGACGACCGATCCCGACCCGATCGATCCTGAGAACCCGGCAGAGCCGGCGCCTTCTGTCGAGAACCCTCCCGAGGGTGGCGACAAGGCGGATCTTGTCAAGGATCTGGTCGAACAGCGCAAGGCATGGCGGGCCGAGAAGGCCACCTTGAAGACGAAGCTCGAAGCCCTTGAGGCCGAGGTCGCCAACAAGGACAAGCCAGCCGAAGAACAGGCACTTGAGCAGGCCCGTCGCGAAGCACGCGAGGAAGCGCAGAACGCTTTCAATCAGCGACTCGTGCAGGCCGAGCTGAAGGCCGCTCTCGCGGGCAAGGTGAACAACCCTGCCCTCGCACTACGGGTGATCGACGCGTCAGAGATTGACGTCGATGCATCCGGTGAGGTTGACCCGCAGTCCGTGACGGACGCGATCGACGCCGCCCTTTCCCAGTACCCGGAGCTGAAGCCAGTGGACCAGAAGAAGTTCGCCGGCACCGCAGATCAGGGCGCCAAGGGCAAGCCGTCCCGACCCCACCAACTGTCTCGTGAAGAACTCGCAGCCCTTTCCCCCGATGCGCGCGTCAAGGCCCATGAAGCGGGCCAGCTTGACGACCTCCTCGCCGGGAAGGGCTAACAAACCAAGGAAGGCCAATCATGGCTATCAGCAATTTCATCCCGGAGCTCTGGACGGCGAAGATCCTCGTCGCGCTCCGCAAGAAGGCCGTCGCCGGCGGCCTCGTGAACCGTGACTATGAGGGCGAGATCAAGCGCGCCGGTAACACGGTCAACATCACGTCGATCAATGACGTGACGATCGGTACCTACACGAAGCACACCGACATCACGTTCGAGGACATCGACGACGCGACCCGCGCGCTGGTCATCGACCAGCAGCGTTACTTCGCGTTCGAGCTCGACGACATCGAGGCGGCTCAGGCTGTCAACGGTGGCGCGGTGATGAACCAGGCGCTCGACAACGCGACCTACCAGCTCCGTGACATCTCGGACGCGTTCCTTCTGGCCGCGATGAACACGGCGATCCAGGGGACGGGCAACGACCTCGGCACCGTCGCGATCCACACGACCGCGCAGAACCTTTACGACTCGTTCGTAAACCTGGCGGTCACGCTCGACGAGGACAACGTGCCCGAAGAGGGCCGTTGGGCTGTTGTGTCGCCGTCGCTGCACGGTCGTCTGCTGAAGCTCGACACGTTCATCAAGCCTGGTGACGACGCGGCCCCGGCTGCTCGCCGCAATGGCTTCATCGGGTCCATCGCGGGCCTCGAGCTGTACAAGTCGAACAACCTCCCGGCCGTGACCGACGTCGCCGCGACCGGTGGCCTCGCGATCGCCGGTCACTCGATGGCGACCACGTTCGCCGAGCAGATCACCTCGGTTGAGGCTGTCCGTCTCGAGAAGCGGTTCGCGGACGGTGTCAAGGGTCTGCACGTGTACGGCGCCAAGGTGGTCCGTCCGACCGCTCTCGCAGTGGTCGAGTTCGACGCCACCGCGTAAGACAACTAGGAGGTTCGCGTGGAAGCGTTCACGACTGCTGATGAGGTTGCTGGTCGCCTCAAGCGTACGTTCACGTCCGCTGAGGAGGATTGGGTCAA